GCAGGTACACGCTGCCGCCAGGAATGGTTTCGTCGGCGACCAGGGTCTGCAGCCAGTCGTTGATGCGCTTGACTTCCTGATCCATGAACGACTTGGTCAGGTTCTTCGCCATGGCTTTCTGACCGGCCTTGACCAGCTTGCGGCTGATCGCATCTTCGAGGCCGACGTAGCTGATGAACTTGCCGGTGATCGAGCGGTTACCCAGCAGCGAGAAGCCGCCAAGCACGGTGCGGGCGTAGTAGCTGACGCCGTAGCGGTTGAGCAGATCGCCTTCGGTGGAGGTGTCGAGAATGTTGTATTCAACGACGCGGGACACGTCTTCGGCGTAGGTCACCTGGTTGCCCGGGCTTTCCCACTGCTTGACCTTCGCCAGTGCGGCAATCGCCAGGCTCGACGGCGCGAGGAAGACGTTTTTCTTCGCCGCTTTCGAGTACACGGCCGGCATGTTGTGCACCACCAGGCAACGGTCGAAACCGAGGTCGGCGCCGCCCAGTTCCTGGCTGTAAGTCACTTGATCGGCGACCGAGGCATCCTTGCCATCCAGCACCACACGGGCCTTGATGCGCTTGCCGAACGAGGCGAACTCGCTGGCTACTGCTTTGGTGCCGGTGAAGCCTGGCGCGCCGATGATGGTCAGGTCTTCCGGGACGCTGCCCAGTGCGGCCAGACCGAGCTTGCGGCCGGTTGTGGGATCAACACCGCCGATGACCGCGTTAACGGTGTCGGCCGGGGTCGCGCCCGCTTCGACGATCACCACATAGACCGGCACCTTGACCACTTTGAGGATCTGGTAAACCGCGTGGTACAGGGTGCCTTCTTCAGCGCCGGTCGGATCGAGCAGCGCGTGGGTGGTGAAGCTGTTGATGCGAAACGGTGCGTTACGAGGAATCAGCGGATCGGCTTTCGGCGCGGTGCCGACCAGACCGATGACGTTGTCACCCAGGCCACCCATGGCCTCGGGAGATTCGGTGGCATTGACGGTAATGCCGTTGTGCTCGAAGTTCAAAACCTCAGCCATGGTTAGTCAGCCTTCTTGGCAGCGGCCTTTTTGGCCTGGGTGGAGGGTGTTTTCAGTTCCAGTCGACCGGCGCTGTGCAGGGCACTGGCCTCGACGTCGAGCAAATCAAGGTCTTGACCGACGCTCGACCAGTGCCCACCGCCGGTGGGGAATGGGACGAGCACGGTGTAGGTTTGGCGGGTTGCCATTTTTCGTTTCTCCATAAACGGGAAAGCCCCTCGTTGGGGAGGGGCTTTGGCGGGTGTTGAAGGTTTCTTGGGGTTTAGAAAACGCTCGGAAGTTCGAGGCGATTATTGAAGTTGCTCAGACAGCCAATCAGGCGCTATCGGTCGATGCTCCTGAGATGGGAAAAAAGCTTCCTGCGGCCAGTTGCGTAACTGATGCCGGAAAAGCTGAAGTTCAGCGTATTGTTCGGCGGTAAACGTAGCCGGTATTCCTGCCTCCAGCTCGTCACGCTGACGCGACACAACTCCGTCTGTTCTTGACAATTGCCCGTCGCGCCAACTCCGTTCCAACTCGGCCGCTTGCTCAATGGGTATCGGAGGCCGCTCAATCAACGAGGGAGGAACGGTCTCAAAGTTGATTTTCATGAATTGAGACTGACCACTGATAAGTTCAGCGTGTAATTCAAACGAGATTTCGACGGCATCGTCTGGAATTTCGCCCCCCAAATTTGAATCATAAAAAAGCTCGGTAGCCTTGCTGCAATAAATCATGTAACCCCCTTAAGCTCCGAAAGCAAGCACTCGAACTGCAGACTGACTGGGCGTATAGTTCGACTGTAAAACCACCTGACCTAATCCATTCGCCATACCAGACACAAAAGGTGAGCCAGATGGTGAATAAATTGTGCTATCCGTTTGTGACACCGTGCAGCCAAAGTTTGCGTTAGGAAACGCGATGGGCAAATTGAACGGGGTAGTCATTGCAGCCTTTGAAAACGCGGCTGTCATCCATTGAATGATCAATCCGGAGGGAAGTTTCTGATAGCCGTTCGGAGACAGTAAGGCGGAAAACTCATTCGAGTACTTGAGCGAAGAAGCCCCCTCTTCAATGACATAGTTGTTGTCACCGCAGGTTACAACAACATTAGAAGCGCTCTGGACCGTAATACTGGTCAATGTTTTCGCGAGCGCTACGATAGTGTCAGTCCCTTGACGATTGACGGTAACATCCCCTGTTCCTATGTTGAGGATGTAAAACTTCGACCCGACAGGACTGGCGCCCAGAGAGGGCAGAGTCAAAGCTCCCGGACCAGTGACTACAATCCTTCGTCCTGCCATAGCGGGTGTCAATGAGGCCGGAAGAGTAACGATGTTTGTCTGGCCGCCGAAGTTTCCTAGAGCGCGCTGAACGAACTCAGTAGTAGCTAACGTCTTGCCACTATCAAATTGGGGGGCGGTTATCCAGTGCGCACCAGACATGATCGGAGAATATTTCAGCGCTCCGTCACCGCCCTCCATGGTCCACCCGAGCCCATTACTCAGACGCCGAAACGCCGAAACCGTCGATTGGGGCTGGGTAAAGGGACCCACGGCACCGTTGATCGCGATCAAGGTTTGTCCGGTCCTGGCCTTGAAGGTTGCCCCATTCAATCCCGCCAAAACAGTAACGATCGATCCTTGAGGTACGGTGCCTGCGTCAGGAAGTGTGACTGTCGAACCTGATCCACCAGGAGCAATCAACTTGCCGACATCATTTGCCGTCAAATCAATGCTGCCCGGATAAGTTACCAAATCTGCATAACTACCCAGCGCCCGTTGAACAAACTCAGTGGTCGCCAACAATTTGCTGCTATCAAACTGCGCCTGGGTGGGTGCAGTCGGACTGTCCAGAAGCGCAGGGGATTTCAGTGGTGCAAAACCAAAAGTTATGTTTTGGAAATTCAGAGCAGTGATACCTAGAGCAATTTCTCCATCCGTGACCAATTGCCAGATTGTGTCGGCGAACGTCGCACCCTGCTCGACAGAAACCATCAGCCCCGAAGTAACTTTCAAATTGCTATCGGCATCTTTTGCGCGAACCCAAGCGGCGTTGGCAACTATGTAGATGCCATTATCTTTCGCCAGAGTCTGGTTCTTCACCAATACCCTGTCACCAGCAACAACCGCAACACCATCAACGGATTGCGCGGAGTTCAAAACAATATTGCCCGTCGTCGCCACGCGTACAGATTGCTTGGCATCAAGCTTGGCTAGCTCGTCAGCCACATACCCGGCCACCCACGCACGGGTGGCCTTGACCACCGTATCGTCGATCAGCAAGGTCACCAGCGATGCATTGCTGGTCTCGAAAATCGAGCGAATGTAGAACTCTTTTCCCGAGCCCGACGTCGCCAGTACCGGTTTGAATGACTCCGGGTATTTGACGATCGCGTAGAGAATCCCGGTGTCGGTCCACAGCCCGGCTTCACGCACGTACCAACCGCCAACGTCCGGCGGAATAGTCACTTCGGCGAGCAGCCAGCTCGGGTTTTTCTCGTCCTGGAACAGCGCATTGAGCGGCCCGCGCCAGACTTCGCGTGCAAGTGCCGTGGCGGTGGCGGCAGGGTTGTAGACCTTGCCATTGCCATCACCGACAGAAATCTGCGTCAGCTTGATCGGTGTGCCCGCAGCCTTGCACGCCGTTTCGTAGGCAATCCCTGCGTTGGTGAGCAGGGTGTAATAGTCAGCCATTCAGGCCCCCTGAGGATAAATAGTGGATGTTTCGACGGTGTACATCGCGGCGGCCATGAACGCCTCGCCAGAGGTTTCAAGCCCTTCGATAAACACCGGATAAACCGTCGTCAGCTCTCCGCAGAAAGTCGCAGCGGCGATGGAATGACTGCCGAACGCGCTCAAGCCAACCGTCACCGAAAGAATGTCCCGCTCGCTCTTGGCATCGGCCAGACGCCGGTCGAGACGGGCGTCGATTTCTGCGCTGTAGGGTTGCTCGCTGAAGGCGCGCACGGAGAAGCTGTAAGGCACGCCGGGCGGCGTCTGTTCGTACCAGGCGCGGACTTCGGGACGCAGTTGCAAACCCTTGGCCGCGTTCTCCAGCGCCTTGCGAGTGCCGGCCTGCCGCGCGGTGGGCCAGGCCAGTTCGACGGTCAGGCGTTTTTCCGCTTCAGGCGCGGCGGTGCTCCATTCGGCGACACCGCGATCCGCTGCCAGATACGGCAGGAATGCGACCGGTGTTTCGCTCGGATTCATCAGTTCAGGGAACGGCGGTGCAATGCGATCAAGCAATGCGCCGAAACCCAGATCCAGTCCGCGTTCGAGTGCCGAGCTGTTGGCCGGCAACAAGCTCGGACGTTGCGTTGGCTCAGTCATAGAGTCAGCACCTCGACCTCGACCGCCGTGCAGTACGGCGCCTGAAACGCCGTGGTGACGATCGGCGCCAGCGGTTCGAGAATCTGCAGTTGCACGGCGCCGGCGCTGTGCAGCGTGTAGTCGATCCAGCTCGGGTCGACCCGCCCTTCGAGGCGATGGCAACTGTCGGCGTAGGCCTGCAATTGCTGCTGCGCGGCTACTTTGGTCAGGCCCGAGTCGGGGCCGGAATTGATCTTTGCCACAACGCGAATCTTGTAGTGCTGAATGTCGGCAGCCTTGACCGTGACCAGGTCGGTTTCCGGTCGCACGTCGGGCCGGGCGAAGTGCTGACGCACGCCTTCCAGCAACGCTTGAGAGGGGGTGCCATCGCCGTCTCGCGACAACACCGTGACCTGCACTTCGCCCGGCGCCGTGCGGCGACCGTTGCCGTCCTTGACCTGTGCAGCGAGGCCGTCCGGGTTGAAGGTGTAGGTGACATTCACCACACCGGCGTCGGTGGATTCGACCTTCACTGTCGGCCGTTCACCGAGGGTGAATACCTCGCGGCGATACTGCATTCGCGAGCCCGCTGCCGGGGCATGTGGCGCCAGGTAATAACGCAGCCGGGCGTCGTCGTCGCTTTCGTAAATCGCGGGCATCGGCGGGAACGCCGCCGGGTCGCCCGGATCGAGCAACTGCCGCTCCAGGCCCATGTCCGCCAGCCGTGCATCGAGGTTGCTGCCGGTCGCCCACCACGCCAGCATCTGCTTGATGCGGGCGTTGTATTTGCGTTCGTGGGTTTGCAGACGCACGCAGAAAGCTTCGAGCGCCAGGGTCAGCAATTCGCTTTCGTTATCGAGGCTGCTCTTGAGTTTCGCGGCGCTGTCCGGCGCTCGGGCGCCGACGTATTCGACGACGAAGGTCTTGAACTCGGCGAGCAAGTCTTCAAAAGCGTCGACAGTGATCAGCGCCGGTTCGGCCAATTGGTTCTGGCCGGGGATCAACATGCTCATGTCACGACCTCGAATGTCTGTTGACGGTTTTTCCAGGTGCCGGCGAAGCGCAGCAGCAGACCGGCGCCCTGACGGCTGGCGACAATCACGCTCGGCTGAAAATCGCTGATCCCGTTCTGCGCGTTGTAGAACGCCTGAGCCGCGTGGCTCTGGGCCAGAAGCAGAACGTCGTCACCGAGGTTCTGCCCCAGCAGCGTGGGGATCAGCGAGCCATAAAGGGGCCTTTTTTGCCGGGTGCCCAGCGGCGTGGTCAGGGCTCGTGTCGCGCGCTGCACGAACTGCAGCCAGTCGTCGACCGTGGCCCCGGAGTCTCTATCGATTCCGATCATGGGAAGCCTTTGATTCAGGGGCTGATGACGCGGCCTTGGTGATCCACCAACGGGCCGCTGAAGTGCACGCCCGAGGCGTCGATGCTCAGGCCGACGGCGCCCAGTTGCAGGCTGATCAGCTGTGGCGTCATCGTCAGTTGCGCCGGGCCGATGCTCAGTGCAAGCGACTCGCGAGAACCACTGAATGCGGCCGGGCCGTTCTGCCAATGCAGGGTGTGAGAGGCATCGTCGTAGCCGCTTTCGCTACCGTCCTGATGTACGCGGCGAGTCAACGTCGGCACATTGGAAACGGGTGGAAAGCGATCACTGTTCAAGCCGAACAACGCCACACTTTGCGCCCCGCTTTCACCGCTGCCGTAATTGAACAGCAGACACTGTTCGCCTACGCTCGGAATCCGCGACTCGCTCTGCGCCCCGGCGCTCGGGTTGAAGAACTTGATGGACGGCGTGAGCAGTCCACCGTGGCTGACGTTGCAGGTGTTGCTCGCGGCATCGACGGCCTGACAGACGCCGATGCGACAGAAGCTCTCGGCGCGGCGATGCAGGTCATCGATTTCCGCTTCCATCTCGGCCAGTCGCTCGATGATCGGCCCCAGTTGCATGCGCAGTAATGCGTCGAACATCGGTCAGGCCTCCAGCGCGGTGTATTGGTCGGGGTCATCGATGTTGCTGACTTCCCAGGTACGGGCGAATTTCGGTGTGCCGAGCGGGTCGTCGAGCAGGGTCGGGCCGAGGTAGAGGGTCTGGATGAAGGTCAGTGTCCACGCCTTGTAGGACTGGTCGGCGCGTATGAGTACTGAGGGCAGACCATCGATGTCCATCGGCAGATCACATTGGTCGACAGGCAGGCCCCAACGGTTATCGGTGATCAGGTTTTTCAGTTCGGCAATCAGATCGCAGGCGGCGAAAGCGCTGGCGGACAGTGCCGGAATGACTTGCAGCGACACCGTCATGACGTGGGCGATACGCCCGTCAGCGCCACGCGCTCCCGGTGCATTGCGCTCGAAGTCGATCAACGCCCAGGCCTGAACGCCCGGTGCAGTGAAGTCGTCGTGATTGCCAACCTGCAGATTCAGGCCGGCGCTGTTGCGCAAGGTTGTCGCCATCGCCGTGAACAGCTGCGAAGGCTGCTGGATCGGTGCGGGCATGCATGACCTCCTTTTCAATTGTCCACGCGCAGCCCCGCCGCAACAGTTGCAGCGAGGCAGGAAAGTGAAGGTTTACTGTGGATCGTGTGGCGGTGGTACTTCGCACACGCCTATGCGCTTGGCGGCCCAGCGTTCGTACAAGCCGATAGCCACGTCGGCGCCGGCCATTGCCGTCAGGCAACCGAACGCGCCGGCGGCCCAGATCGACAGCCCGGCGGCGTACAGCAGCATGATCGCCGAGACGCCACAGATCATGCAGGCGCCGGAGCGCAGGGCCAGACGCCGCAGCAATGACCAGCCGCGGGCGCCCTCCTTGTCGGCGCGCCACATTTCGCCGGACACCCCGCCCACGACGGCAAGGAGGATGACCAGCCAGATTGGCATGTCTGCCAATGCTTGTTGCTCGGTTGTCATGTCACGCCTCCTGTTTTTAGTTGATAAGTGTTGTGTGTTGGGTTCAAGCGATGTCTCTTCAGGTAGGCATTCCAAAAAGCCCGGCGCTGAGGCCGGGCTTTTCAGCAATGCGCTCCGGGAACGTCTCGGCTAGTGCTCAGATAAGGGAGAAAGGCCTTACCAGACAGTCGAAGGAAGCAAGGCCATGACGACAAACAGTCACTCCGAAAGTGCCCGATTCAAGGCTGGGCTTTAAAGCAATGAGCGCCTTTGCTGGCATGTGTAGCAGATGCCTTACGGCAACTGCGGCCAAGTGATCGTCTGCGGATAACCAGGTTGTTTATTGACTTGCATGAACGCGACGAAATATTCGTTCAAAGCCGTCAGATAGGCTGTTTCAGCCGCTGTAGCGATACCCAGGTCCACCTTGGCTTGCAGATCCGAGGCGGCCAGATTGGCCACCACACTGTCGAAACGCTTGGCCTTTTCCTCTCGCAGTTTTTTACCCAGCTCCGACAGCGACCAAGGGAACTCGGAGTTGAAGGTCCATACTCCGTTGTAGTTGGTAGCGATGTAGTCGTAGTCGACCTGATAAATGTCACGGCCGGTGATATCGACCCAGACTTGTTGCGGCGCAAACTCTTCGGTAATCGGGTTTACGGTTTCAAAAATATTGTCGACTTTGCCATTAACTACGCGGGCATATTTCTTCATGGTCATTCATCACTTCCTTATTGATTGCCGGTCATCCGGCCAGAGGTTTTTCTCTGCCTGTATCAGGTAGGCATTCCAAAAAGCCCGGTAATGCACCGGGCTTTTCAGTAATGCGCTCCTTCGCCTTCCTTCAAATCCTGTATTCGAGAAGGAAGCTGACTTTTCGGCGCTACTGGCGCGGTACGAGTCCATTCAAATTGTTTTTCCGACCGCGGTCCCTGCCCGCCGGATAACTGCTTCTGGTGCTTTACGCTGCACACCCGGGTCAGTTGCCAACCCT